ATCTATAGCTGATATTCTTTCAGACTTATTATCTGCTTTTGGTGGACTGAAGATGCTTAAAAATGTTGGTGGATGGTTAGTCAGATTAGCTTTAAATCCTTATATTCTTATACCACTTTTAGTTGCCGGTGGTATTTGGTATGCTATTGATTCCTTTAAAAAACGTAAAGAAGAACAAGGAAAATTAGCTGCAGCAGGAGACGTTGAAGGACTAAGAAAAACGATGGGTAATGAAGAAGAAGATACATCAACTACTTCTGATATCCAAAGGAAAATGATTAAAGATGAATTGAGAAAAGCAAATACGAAAGAATCTTTAGCTGCTCTTGCGAAAATTGAAGAAGAAGAAAAAGGTCAATATAATGAACAATCCAAGTATGATAAATTCCTTGAAGATAAAGGATACTATAGGTCTATGGGTTATAGAAATCTGGAAGGTAAAAAAGCACCTGAAGATTTGAAAAGAGCTGCTAGAGAATATGCTTCAGGACAAACTAAAACAGAAGAAACACCCACTCAAAATACTTCAGGTACAACAACAGAAGAAGCAGCACAAGCTCGTTCCGATTTTGCTAAAACTGATCCAAGGATGGTGGGTTCAGCCACTGAAGCCGAAGCAGCTGCCGGTGCCAGTGCGAATTTAGTTAGAGCAACAAACGAAAATAATAATTTAAAATTGGAAGATTTAACTTCTGTACCTACCATTAATTCAGTTAATTCATCACAAACAAATGTCGGTAAATCTTCCAATCCAAAACAATCACTACCACCTGTTCGTAACTTGGAAGAAACATTCCAACGTATGATATTGAATTCAACTAAAGTGGTTTGACCAATAAAAAACCCCGCACTAGGCGGGGTCTAAACAAAGTTCTGAGAAAGGAGCTTTTGTTTAATCTTGTGCCAACTTGGCAAAATATGCCATGTCATCTTCATCGGCCATTTCCATTTCAGGTTCAGCCACAGGTTTCTTAGGTGCAGACTTCATCTGTTCAACAGTAGTCTTAGTGACAGGTTTCTCACCATTCAACCCTAGGACCTTTTCCAAACGGTCTTTCAGAGCATCATAGGTCTTGAATTCTTTATCAGCAACCAACTCTGATAAAGCGTGTTCTGATTTCCAAACCTTTTCAAGTTCATCATCGTCATCCAACAATGCTGATGGAGATTCAAATTCGGACTTGTCATAGTTTTGGTAACCCTCAACTTTACGAATCTTCAACTTGAAGTTAGCACCTTTCCACAAATCAAATGGATTAATTGCTTGTTCATCAGCAAACTGAGGATTCATTGCTTCGGTAATCTTATCAAAGATTTTCTTACCGAATTTGAACAACATTACTTTGCCTTCATTTTCAGGATGTTTTGGATCACTGACAATGTATACGTTAGCAACATAATTCAATTTACGCTTTTGTTTGCGTACAATTTCTTTGTTAGCTTCAATGCCTGAATTCCACAAAGTAGAATTGTGTTCACACACAGGACATTGCTGATTCTTAGTAGTCAAACAGTTGTCAATAAGCCAACCGCCTGGTCCCTGGAATCCATGACCAAAGATTTTAACCCAAGGCAAACCATCTTCACCATCGGCTGGTGATGCGGGTAAGAATCGGATTGTTGCCATACCATTCCCTGCTTTGTCAACTTCGGGACGCCAGAATTTCTCTTTGTCAGAGGCACCTTCTGATGAAGCGTTGAGTGCTTCTACGGCTGTTTTGAGTTTGTCCAGATTGCCTGAACTCTTTTTCATTTTTGAAAAATCTACCATTGTATTACCTTTCTAGTATTAACGGAGTATGAACGGATTATCCACATTATTCATTATATAACAATATTTAGGCGTTGTCAAAGCCAAACTTTCAACATTGCCAAGGTGGCCGGCACATTATTATGCCAAATTGCTTGACCACCTGCTCTACGCCAATCATCAATAACACTTACAGTATCATCAATAATCAATGCAGTCGGTTCAGCAAACTTATATTTCAGTTGTTTACCTGGAACAAAGTTTTGCTTGAATGTAATACCATGAGTTTTAAGCCATTCTTCTTTCTGCTGTTTAATATTCTCATGTCGTTTTTCGGATGCTGTAGATGAAAGAATTTCAGTTACGATACCATATTCTTCATACAATTTTTCTAGTGTATGAATTAATGTTATTGAACCTTCCATCATATTCAAGTCGGCAAAGTTTCTGCCTTCAATAAATTTGTCAAAGTTTTTGTAGAATGTTTTTGTCTTATCATCACGTTCTGGTAATGAATCAAACAATTTCTTGTATCTATCTTGAAAGTCACAGATTACGCCATCCATATCTAAGTAAATTTTTGTAATTTTCATAATTATTTCCTATGAAAGGGACATTTACTCCCTTGATTTCTTTCAAGTGTGTTCTTCTTAGCTCGAACCATTTTGGTTAAACCATTAGAAAAAAAGAATTTAAAAGGTTTAATCTTAACTTTCTTAATGTCATCAACCAATTCAATCCTAAAATCAATTTCATCATCTGTCATCGGGAAAAATTTTGTTAACGGAGAACCGGCCCGTAACATGATTTCTTTATCACTTTGATTTTTATTAACAGCCAAAAATATGTTTGTTGTTGATTGGTTGTAAAAATCTGTTAAACCTGGAATGGTGTGCCAACAATCTGAATTTGCACCAAAATGATTTTGCGTCATCATCCATTTGATATCTTTATTACATTGAAATTCCCATGGTGATTCCATCTTGAAGATGTGAAACGGATCCAATGCACCTTGATATTGTTGGTTTTCATGGTATTGAATTCTATTTTCGTCCGATGCAATAGCATGAGCATTGCCATTTTTCATCAAGACAACATGTTCAGCCCACAAGGGCAAAATGAATCCATGATTGTTAAAGTTATTGATGCCATAACAACCACGAATTGTTGATTGTTTGTGTGCAATAGAATCGGGTAATCCGTTTCTTACTTGGTCTGGTTTTGTGTACCTTGGTTTCAATGTGTTGTAGTATGCAGGAAACATTTTATTGGCTTCAACCACAGGAAACATTGACAACAATTCTGCGTCATCTACAAACGCAACCAATTCAATCTTATTTTTTTTAAACCAAAACATCTTTAATACTTTCTTTAAGAATAGTTTTAAACTTCTCTTTATCGTACTGAATGAAAGGTTTATATCTCAAACATTTATCTCTATATGTAGGCCATATAATATCATCTGATATCTTTTTGTTCCACATAGGAAAGAAATTCATAATGTCATCAAGTATCACCAGTGTTTCAATACAAATCTTGTGTTGCTTTGCACCAAGTAACAATGCAGGATATTCATTAGATGGTACTTTGATAAGTTCATCTGGATTATCTGCCTGTTCTAAGATACGTATTATATCTTGTTCAAACTCATATGTCAAGCGCTGGTTCCTTTTTTGCCATTCTTTGTAATTTTCTTCGCCTTCGGCATTCGCAATATCACCAACCCAATTTACATCCTTAACCAAGAAATTGGAGACATAAAAGTCCCTTAGGTCTTGTAGGTTGTATTTTCTGGAAAGGCGATAGAAAGTATACTTGTCCTTTCGGTTGGCAAAAGTATCCTTTGAGATATTGGTTTTGCCGTTGTAACGGAAAAAATCGTAACTATCAGAAGTAAAATGAAGCTTAATGCTTTGAAAGAGGGCATATGCTTGGAATCCTGTGGTGTCGCTCATGATAAAATTATGCTTTACTATATCCTTTGTGGCTTTTGAAACCATATCTGCCTAAAAATACTGAAATCATATGACTTTGGTTTAGTTTATTGTTTCTACAAAACTCAGACATATTTTTAATAACAATCATTTCACCATTTGGACTTATCATCTTATATTCTTTTGACCTAGCAATAGCAGCAGATTGAATATGTTCTTTAGTTTTTTTTCTACCTTTTAATGATTTTGATATTTTATTTTTATGTTGCTGGGTTTTTTCTGGATTATGGCCAAGTGTGCCATCACCACCTAATGTTGTATTATAACCCAAACAATTTGAAAAACCAACAAAAGTTTTATATTCATCAATAAAATATTTTTCCATTACATTTTTACAATAATTTGCGTCTTTTGATTGGAAAATTATATTCCATTGAAAATTATCCCATCCATGTTTTCTGATGGCATTATAAAAATAATTATTCACTTTTTTAGTTAGTGAATAGTATTTGTGTTTATATTTTCTGTGAGAAAAATTTGAAGTGAAACCAATATAAGATTTACCATTAATTTTATTGGTCGCTTTATAGATTGAATAAATATTCATGCTGACATTCCTTTACAATGTTAGAGTAGGTAAGGACGGCAATCCTGTGACCTACACTTATTTATTATAAAGGCAATTTAGAACTTTTCTTCATTAAGTTTAAATCTTCGGCTTCTTCTCTAATCTTGGCTTTTAATGCCGGTGATATCAATGAAGATGCCACATCAATTTCCATTCCTGTAGATTCACAATGATGCACAATGGCATCCATATATGAAGTACCAAGTGCGTATGACAGTTTACCTACCATATCACTAAATTCACTTATCTCATTCTTTGTCGGCATCTCAAACTTTCGTATAGAACAAATGGTTTCCAATTTTTGTAACGTACTTCAATTTCCATCGTGGATTTACCGAGGTATTATGATAGTACATTGCTTGCGTTCTGTAGATTGTATCATGTAATTTGTTTTCTGTCAAGGCCTTTTTGGCCACAATTAGGCATTCTTCCCATGCATATTTGTTTCTAACTTCGTTAACCTTTTCACCTACCCAGCTAAATTGGTAAGTCTTGTTTGTTTTTTGATAGACCACTTCACAAATGGTCGAGGGGAATTTGGAACTATTTGCACGATTCATGGTAACCTGCGCTACTGCTAGTTTGCCTTCATATGATTCCATTGCAGCTTCATAGTAGAGGTTTTTGGCCATGCAAAGAACTTGCTTGCCAATATCTTGTGCCAATAATTGTTCGTATGAGAATGTTTGTTCTTGTGCCGATATTGGCATAATCATTGTGATAGAAATAACAATAGATGACAATAACTTCATCTGTACTCCTTGTGTGTATGAGAGGATAAACCCCAACCCTCAGGCGTTCTTTCTGGTCACCTTGACTTCTGGTGCCGTGGAAATGTTAGACACAAAACCATTCAAGGTCGTTGCCTTGCTGATAATGTCTGTTTCTGAGGGAATTGACGGCAAAGGCGGATGTTCAGGTGGTGTTTCACCTTTTGCTTTTGCTGTTTCACATTTTATTGACCAATCAGATGTGATTCGGTCTTTATTAGAATAATACTCGTCCATAAGTAATTCTTTTGCCATTTTCAATAATTCCAATCTGAGTTGGAATGGTGACATATTACTTGTCATAGTTTTCTCCTGTGTGTGTAAGTGTTAGTGGATTATTTGAATGGGTCCCACCGAACCCATATACTTATTTATACAATTAGAAACTACGAGTGTAGTAGATACCTTTTGTATTGTATTCAGATGATACTGAATCATTACGGCGCTCTAGTTTGTAAGCGATGCTGATGTTATCATTTTTGGTAATATTATAACCAAGAGCAATCGTTTGCTCATTTGTATCATAAGCATTAGTTGTGCTGTTATCAACAGCAGTACGGCGGCGGAAACCATAACGTACAGCTGCATCACCCAATTTAGCTTTTACACCAGCTTCTGCTACCCAAAAGTTAAAATCAAGTGTTGACTTGTTTTTATGACCAAATGCGCCTGCAACATATGGTGTAAACATAGTGCCTGTGGAGATATCATAACTAAGTTTAACTTGGCCAAGACCTTCTTGTTTTTGTGTTGCGCCAGCACCTGGTTCTACACGTTCATTTTCCATACGTGCTTCAACAGTAATGCCGTTGTCAAATTTTTCTCCAACATTCAAACCATAAACATGATTCATTTGTGTTGAATTTTGTTTGTCTTTCAAGTCATATGTTGAACTTACGTAAGGACCTGCTGATGCAATACCAAATACAGAGGCCAAGATTGTTGATAAAACTACTTTTTTCAATTAAAACTCCTTGTTGTTAATAAATTGGTTGGTTATTCTGTTACGAGGAAACCAACCGAAACCCTAGTCAGCGTTTAGGCTGCCAATGCGTAACTTTCGTCATTTGCATTTATTTTGATTTAGTTTTAACATCTTCTCTGATGGGTAGCCAATTAGTTTACTGGTTTGTCAATCGAAACTGGTTCATCCCCATCAGAAACATACTGCACTAGCCAGTTGAATACAGCCGACCAATCTTCCTTATCAGTGAAGCGCAATATATTTCTGGTGGAGATGGCCGGTACTGCCCCGGCGTCTTGCCAACTTTTCAAAAAATCAGTTTACTACCATTTTAGATTCACATTATACATTAGATTATTTAATTTGGCAAGACTTATTTAAAGTTTACCAAATTATTCAATAATTACTTGTACGTTTTGAAGCAAATCAACAGAAATCCATGTTGAATCACCGTTTTCATTACTTAGTGATGCACAAACTGTTGGTTTATGTAACTGAAGTATTTGTTTGCTAATTTCAACTATTGCTGTTTTAGCTTCCGCCTCAGTTTCGTATTCAGTATGAGTACCTATCATCGGATTAAAAACTTGATATGTTGTTCCCATAGTAATTACCTTTCCGTTTGCTCTTACATATGCTTCTGTGTTTTTCTGGTCTATTAACCAGCCAGCAAAATCTCTTTGACCTATTGATACCAAGTTGCGAATCACATCTGAATATTCTTGCCCAAGATATTTATTGTCAAAGGCAATTTGTATTCCTTCAGCACAAGCATTTTGCAACTTTAAAAATTCTTCGGTAAGTATCATGCAACGCTCCCGTAAACCCGAGTTGTATCACTACTTACCCATGTAACAGTTTTGCCGTTTAATGCAACCGCTTTTCCACCAGCGCCGCCTGTTTGGCCATTAATTCCTGTACCTCCTGCTGCACCCCAGCCGCCACCGCCGCCACCGCCGCCGCCGCCTGCGTTGGCCCCATTAACAGCGTTGCCACCAACGGCATTAGCTGCACCCCCATTACCGCCACGTTGAACAACTGTGCCAACAAATTGGTTAAGAGCAGCCGCTCCAGTACCGCCTGTTCCTGCAAATATCCTGCCGCCGCCAGCGCCTCCAACTCCTTGGGTTACAGAACTAATTAACAAGGAACTTTGTGACAAACCACCGCCACCACCAGCACCGCCTCCTGTTGCATTTTGATTTTTGCCACCTGCTCCAGAACTACCAGCAACACCTACAGCGCCACCACCGCCACCAACGCCATCGGTTCCAGCGCCACCCGCACCGCCGCCAGCGCCGCCACCGCCGCCTCCATCTTTAAAGACTTTACCGCCATCAGACGAAGAAACTCCACCGCCACCGCCACCGCCGCCGCCAATGTATGCGGCTGCATTTGTGTTATTGATTGTGGTATTGAAGCCCAAACTTATTGCAATACCGCCAGCGTTTCCATTAGTCGCCGCAGTACCGCCAGCTCCGCCCATACCCATAATATAACCATTATTAACAAGAGTTACTGTGTCTCCCGTTGTGCCACCTGTTAATGTAAGACCTGGAGTAGCTGTACTATCAGACCAGAGGTATACACCACTGTTTATAGTGATTGTAATATCACTTCGGCCTGCAACGTATTCAGAAATTGCGGTTACATCCAACGAAGCATTAGTTGTATTGGTACCAAATGTGCTAGCTAGTGTTTTTCTCCATGATTTGCCATGGCCTGTATTCATATCAATCGCACCGCTGGCTTGGCCAAATACAGCACGAACATTAGTATCATTCAAACTGATTTGTGCAGTAGCACTATATCCTATTTCAGTGTTAATGTCACTAAACGATATTGCACCTGATGCTGGTAATGCCATTTATTTTTGCTCTTTATAAAATTGAATTGCTTTTACTAGACCATCTATGTGGTCTTCCGTTTTTTCAATAAACAAGCCAGGTGGTTCATTGTCAATCGCCATAATAGTCACCAGCTGATTGATAGGTTGACCAACCAATTCTTCATACATCAACGAATATGCTGTTTCTTGCCAAAAATAATCTAAAATATCATCACGTTGCTTAATTCGTTTAGAGGTCTTAAAGTCAATGACTGAAAGAATACCATCAAACTCACCAATACAGTCAACACGACCTGCAAGTCCTAATTGTTCGGACCATAGTGCCTGTTCCTGATAATGTATATTGTCAATTCTGTCAAGTAATGGTACCAAAGCAATAAACATCTCTTTGGCATCCGGCATAATGTCACCTAACTTATCGTTATTTAGGTATCTTTCACACAATGTATGCACATTAGTACCACGGGAACTGGCCTGTTTAGAGATTTTGTTGGCTGCTTCTTCACCCACACGCTTACGCCAAGCCATAATAGATGCCTTTTTTTGAGCACCAATGACTGTCGTTACAGATGGGAGTTTGTTTCCTGATGGTGTGACATAGTATCGTTTGCCATCAGGAAACGTTTGTGAAGTCAGGTCTGGTAATACTTTAGGTGGACAGTAATTGAACATAATATACTCATAGTTAAAATTTTATTTATATTCCCAATTTATCACAAGCCACAATAAATGATTTTACCAAACTGCTACGAACAATATCGTCCGGTGTAAATGTAATCTCACTGAATTCATCCATGTGTCTAGCAACATTTAGAAATTCTTTTAGACCAGATACATCATTCTTTGATTTAATCAGGTCATTTTGTTTCAGGTCGCCAATAAAGATAATCTTTGAACGATGACCAACACGGGAAATTACCGAACTCAACTCATGGAATGTCATAGACTGTGATTCATCTACAAGAATAATAGCATCATCAATAGAAATACCACGTATGGCAGTAGTAGAAATAAATCTGGCATAGCCTTGTTCCTTTAGTCTGTCCCATGCATCAGAACGACCAAAGAGAGTCTCCGAGATTTCCTTGTAAGGTGTCTCGTATATCTCCATCTTTTCATCCAACGAACCAGGAACGAAACCTTGGTCTCTTACCTGAACTGCTGAACGAACTACCACGATTTGCTTGAATGGGTTTGTCCTATCTAGGACTTCTTCTAATCCACGATACATTGCCAAGAATGTTTTACCTACACCTGGAGAACCAAATAGGCCAATGAAATAGTCTCCACGCTTATATGCATCAAAAAACTTCTGCTGATTTTCTGTTAGTGCATCAAATGTCTTTAAGTGATCCAGTTTTATTTTTAATGAATTTGAAACTGATGGTTGTCGATATTCTTCGTTTTCGTTATTTTCAACTCTTTGACGAGATGTTGTTTTTTTGGTTACCATCAAGACCCCTGTTAGTTTTACAATTGCAACAAAGATGCATACCTTTTATTGTTTTGTTGCTGCGGTTTGTTCTTAGGAACTTTTTTTGGAGTTTGTTTCACGGTGGTTTTTTTGTCATGGTCACCTTTCTTTGGAAGAAATAAAGCGGGAACTTGTGTCATTACCATTCCCTTGGCATTTTGGTTTTGTGACCACCCATAGTATTTCCAGGAATGGTTTCTTTCATTCGCTGAATAACACCATGTTCAAAGGCTGCATGAGGTTGTGCAAGACCAGGAACACTCATCCGCTGGCCATCACCGAGGCCTGGAATGCCATTAGATGCAAAATATCTTTGTAAGTGGGGATTGTTTTCTTTGAACTCATCATACTCAGCTAGGCGCATCGTATGTTCTTCAACTTCATTTGTATCTAAATTCAGAAATGTATAAATCATGCGGTTTGAAACCAATTTGGAACTGGTCGTGAGTTAATCTTTCCTTGCCATGAAGCAAGGTGCTGTTTATTATTTATATAGTAATTGTGATATGATGCCATAGAATCACCTGCCACTTTTACTTCATCAGGCATTGCAGGTGTAGGACCTGTAAAATCACCTTTAGGTATATTATCAGGAATTCTTGCAAGGTCAGGCACCAATCTAGCACAGGCATGGGTTTTGCCATAACGATATGTGAATTCTTCAAGCAGTTCACACCACAAATTGTAGAGCCACACATAGTTTTTATCTGATTGCCGAGACCAGATTGCAGACGGATGATTTTGCATAGTTGGTTTCATGAGGCGTGTTTCACGACCATCAGGTAGTCGCCATGCTTTGATTGACCGATTGTTTGCTGTTAGTCTACGGTATTCTTCGCCGTCAAGTACACGGTGAGATGTACATAACAGTTGAGCATACTCAATAACCATTTTACACACATGTTTGTCAACGTGCATTTCAGCACAGATTTTTGGATCGTTGTGTAGATAGAAAATGTTCATGTGTTCAAATACCGAATAAAACCCACAGTGTCAATGCAGGTAAGCAACATATAATTAGCAACCATGCCAAAACTTCTCCGAGTATAAGCAGCCCAGCTGTATATAGCGCAGCCGCTGATCCATACGGGATAGAGAATATGGAAAGGAACATTTGGTACAGAGATGGCAAAAATGATAGCACAAAAAATAGAAGCAGCCCAAGCAAAAACTTCAAAGACAAAACGAATTTTGTTACTCTTCCAATCATTTTTTATCCATTCAAAAATACCATAAACAATATCATTCATTGTGCGGTACCACATCCAATCTGCCATCAATAATATAACCACAACCACGCAGGAACATGGCAAATTCATCTAGAACATTATCAATATGTTCTGCTTCAAATTCCATATTGATTTTTGTTCCTGTGTGTCTGTCGGTCATTGACAAGTAATTGTAGTGTTGGCCTGTCAATTCAAATTTCATTTTTATCCACCAAATTTAGGAATTTCTAAGTCACCATTCTTTTTGGTTTTATGCACATGTGTTTCTGCTTTAGGAAAACGTTTTGCGATATCATCAGCTGATACTGTTTGCATAACAAATTGCATAAATTCATTATATTCGTTTGTTACACGGAATGAAGTTTTAGAATTCATACCTGATGAGTGTAACATTGACAATTCACAACCACCATTAAACAATGGTGCAACTTCAACAACATGGTCCAAGTTAATGATAACTGGACAACTTTTTTCAACTGAGTTAACTTCAATAAACATTGCCATTTTCTTCCCCTTATTTTCTATCACAATCAGCCACACGAATTAAATATGTTGTTTGCTCTGCGTGTGGACGTACAAAGAAACATTCGCCTTTAATAGACCATACAAGATGATTTTGAATACCATCTTTAAAGTCTTTTATTGTATCTGGTGTAGGTTTGATATAGTATGCTACAGTTGAAAAGACCAAGGCCATAACCAACACATAACCAAGTATATTCCAGAATTTTTCTTTCAACCAACCTGAGTACCAAGTGTTCATATTTTTCCTAAATTAGATAAGAGATTATACACACCAATGCCAAAAATGGCAACAGCTGCCAACAGGATCAACAGGATTGACAATTTGGTGGATTCCTCACCATAATAGTCAACTTCCAATTTAATCATGTCTCTTTGAGCACACAGCATCTGTGAGGATTCGGTTTCTCCACCCATCATAAGGATGGTTTTCTCGGATTCTTTCAACCTGCGTTTGGCTGAAATGTAATGTATATACGAAATCATATCAAGCATCCGGATGGTCAGTTTGTGTGAATTGTTTGAATTGTCGTGTGCGTTCATCAATTTCATTGACACGTTCTTTTAATTCTTTCATCATTTGTTCAAGTCTCTCAATAACTTTCAAAGCTTCTTCATTAGTCATAATTAATCCCATAAGTTTTGATAATATTTTCCAAACAAACGAAAGCCATTTTGAATACGTGCTTCAACAACTTTTATTCCTTCATAGTCACACTTGTATGTATTATTCGGTCCTTCAACCCATTGATACATTGTGGCCTTGCCATTTTCATCCCATTCAACAGCAACAGTTTTCATATCGTGGGTACCTGAACGATATGCATCCATCCATGAATCATCTTGTTTAGATTCAAAGGCAAAAATTATTTCACCCATCACCCAATCCCAGCGCTTAAAATGATTAGCATCAGTGTCCCATACATTTACTTTTGATGGCGCACTGGTTGATTTCAATTCTTCTGGTACATCTTCATCATCAACAAAACCTGCACCGTGTGTGGTTACTCTTAATTGTTTCAACATAGGCAAAACAATCATACCTAGTGTGGCGTCCATTGACCATGTATCCCATTTGTCAATCTTTACATAATCAATTTTGGGATGTACAAAGTCA